TTTGGTATTGCTACAAACAAACGGTATCAAAACAGAGGTGTAGCCACAGCCATGTTTAACGCCGCCGAGTCACACTATGGCCCAATTGACATCGGTCCAACATCTTCTGATGAAGGTGAGAACTGGAAGAAGAAAATGGGTCAATAATGGCTGCACACAAGAACCTAAATGAATACCAATTCCGTTACCGACCCACTGGGGCTGTAAAAGACGAAGATGAAGAGTATTTTACTAGGCAAGGTAAAGAGGTTCCAACGGTGTATGACCATAAGGTGACGGTAGTACACAAGCCAACAAAGGCTTTGGTTGGAGAAATGACATGGCCTAACGAGGGACCACTATACGGTATTGCAGTTGACGAGGACCACGGGCGAAAAGGTATCGCTACCAACATGGTATTACATGCACAACGGGTATCTAGAGCATCTAAAGGTGCAATACCCCCACCTGAACGTGCTACCAATGAAACAGAAGATGGTGAAGCGTGGGCTGACGCAATGGAAAGCAAAAGAATACCTGGTTGGTACTAAATTTAGAGCGAAATTTAGGTCTACTTAGGGCGAAAATGGGTGTGTACCCCCAATTTTTTTGGGGTGGGTCTATCTAGTGGGTGGGTGCTTATTGGCTAGTGGCCCCTCGCCCCCCTCTCAACCCTCACTTGAGACTTAAGGGTGGGGGGTATCCCTCTACCTCTACTAGAGGGTTAGACATACAGCCATACTCTATACCTCTACTATAGGGATATACAGTATGCTGCCGAAGTGGTTTAGGGTTAGGGCAAACCCATATGGGCATTGGGTTTGGGCGTAGTTGAGGGTTTGTATTGCCCTGCACACTGGCTCATGGCATATCGATACCCCAGAGTGCCGCATTGCTCGAGTGATTACAGGCTCTAGGAGCGTCTAGGAGCGTTTACCCACGTATCGATCCCCATCCAGCGTCTACCACGCTCTACGGGGCTTACAGGGGCTTCTCCTGCCCTGCATTTGGGTCTATGGAATGGGCATGAATCGGTATCGGGGACTAGGGGGAGATTTACCCTCACTTCTCCACGTGGACTCATTGGTATTGGCTCACCAGACACGCTGTAATCGCTTCTCACGCCGCTTCTGGGATCACTCGGTGATCGGTGGCTCTACACACTCCAGAGTGCTCTACGTGCTTCCCTTCTCTTCCCTCTGGGTGAGTGATGAGTGAATACATCGGGCGATTTGCAGGCCACCAAAAAGACCCCAGTTTCATTGGGCAATTTGTAGTGCTGCTTTACTCCCAATTTCAGCTCGGAATGGCAATGCCGGCACAGTGCCGTTCTCAATCAATCCCAATTTCATTGATGAATTGCCTGCACCCAACACCCATAACCACCTGGCTTCTCCTCTTAGATCGCTTCTCAATGCGTGGTTTTCTCAGTGAATGGTGGGTTTTTGGGTCTTTGGGCGAAAAGCAGCGTTCTGCACGTTTCGCACGTGGGCATAAAAAAATCCCCCAGCATTTCTGCTGAGGGATTCTCTTCAGGGGGTCTGATTGATCTGGACTACTTGGTGATCTTCTCCGCATCTGCCGAATCTGCTTCCATCCACATATCGAACCCGTGATGATCCAGAAGCAGGGCTTTGGCATTGTCAATCGCTTGATCTTCAGTCTCGGCGGACAGGTGCATACTCAGCGAGAAGTAGTCCCCGTGAAATTGCACCTTCCACATCGTTTCTTTACGAGCGAGCCTCACTTGGATTCCTTTGCGATGTTCTCAGCGATCCAGTCACGCTTCAGCACTGCTTTGGCGAGATCATTCATCACTCCACGTAGCCCCATGTACTTCCACCACTCGTGCGGATTCTGGGTGAGCAATTCACGCTTGTCATCTCGGATCATTGTGTCCATCGCATCGTGCCACTGACGTAGTGCATTCCAAGCGGATTGAATCTCCATGTCTTCAATCGCTTCAATAGTGCCGCATTCACTGCAGATTTCGGTGGTGTTGTCACGGCGTGAGATTGCTCCTGCATACTCACCAGCGTGTTCTCGGTTTGGAATTGGCTCGCCACAGCGAGGGCAATCCTTGATTTGATTCTGAACTGACATGGGTATTCCTTCCGTGTTGGGTTGATGCTGATCAAGCGACCAGCACCGCTCAATCTACGGCAAGGGTGTGCGAAGTGCAATGACCAATTTTGGGCATGAAAAAACCCCAGCATTTCTGCTGGGGCTTGATCACTTCTCTGGGGTGGCCTGAGATCAACCGAGGTTCTTGGCACACTCGCTTCCCACTCCACGTGCTCGTGATGCATCATCGGTGAGTGTGCGATTGCAGATGTAACAACGTGACAGATTCTGGGCGAATTGCATTTGAGCCGCTTCCCACTCATCCCACGACATTGCAGTGACCGTATCGATCACTCGCTTTGCTTCGGTCATTGACATCACTGGCGAATTGCTCACGAGATCAGCACCAACTGCTCCACCGATTACACGCTTCAGTGTGTGAATCGCTCCTGCTTTACGCCTGCTCAACACGATGCCGTAGAAATCAAGATCATTGTTGCCAGTGTGCGAAGGCAATGCGAAGTATGCATCAGTGTCCATCTCTGAGCACTTCTGTGCAATGAACTCTTCAATTTGCTTCGCAAGAATTGATGCTGGTTTCGCTGGCTCAATGCATTCACCTTTGCAATGCCACGTAGACCAACCACTACGACTCAACACGGCAAGTCCAGAGTTGTAAGCGACATCGTGACCGCACAATTCGCATGGCTTTGCATACCTGTTTGCGATGATGCGTGTCATTCCCGTGATGCCTGCACCAACGATGTGTGAGCAGTCATGTGAGAAGGTCACTTCACCTTGCGATGCAGTGGTCACTTCATCGGCTGGTTTTTCCTTCAACGTGCTGATCATCTGGCTGGCTCGTGACTTGGTGATGTTGCCGCTTTTCTCGGTGAGGTATGCACGTGCAGATTCAACATTTCGCTCAATGCCAAATATCGATGCACGTTCAACCATGAGTGACAGCAGGAACTTCATCTGGGCTTCTGTAATTGGTTCTTCAGTGTTGGTATTCATGTCGTGATCTCCTAATCACTTGGGGTTTGGGTTACTGGTCACTCTACAGCCCGTACTGGCGAAGTACAGCCATTGCGATTGACTGAGCGTCATCGTTCACGAGTTCAACGGTCTTCCCGTCTAGCACCGACTCCACGACTCGGTTCTTATGCTCAATCAATGCATAGATTCGCTCATCAATCGTGGTCGCTCCATCAATGCCAGCGAGCATGATCGTGCTCACTGTTTCTCTGGTCTGACCGTTACGGCTCACACGTGCTTCCAGTTGTGTGAGATCAGTTGATGACCAAGGCAATTCAGCACTGATGTGAATACGGCCTGACGTGAGTGTCAGACCCACAGATGCGGCAACCACGTTGCCCACGAGTACACGTGCTTCACCACTTTGGAATGCATCAACTGATTTCATTTTTTCGACATCGCTCATTCCACCAGCAATGCGAACTGGTGATGAGTCAGCGAATGCAGTCATGTATGCATTCATCACGTCAGTGTGTGACGTGCTGATGAACACCTGCTCGCCTGCTTCAATGAGTTCACGTGCATACGTGGTGACTGCATCAATTTTTCCACGACCAACTATTGCTCGTAGTTCGTTCAAGCGAATCAATGCTTCTGCTTTCCACACGTTCTCTGCTTTTTTCTCACCTTTGGTGATCTTGATCCACTCGTAGAGATTGTCCTCTGCTCGCTCGTATTGCTTTGCACGTGCAGAGTCCATCTCAACAGCGAGAACTGTTCTGCCGTGATTCGGCAACGTGAGCACCTCATCACGCCTCATTCGGAGCATGAATGAATCGCACAGCACTTGATTGAGTTCCTTCAAGTTCTGTGATCCACGTGTACCGAAATCATCGATACGTGGTGCGTAACGTGCCAAGAATCCACGCTCACCTTGTGGGAATGTTGATTGACGATCAAGCATTCTGATGATCGGAATGAGATCAGTCGGGCGAGCAATAAGCGGCGTTCCCGACATTGCAATGCGAATACCAGACATCGGAATGCTCGTGGCAAGGCGAAGAATTGCAGTGGAGCGTTGTGCTCGCTTGTCCTTGATTCTCTGGCATTCATCAACAATTATTCCGTTGATGTTTCCGATGAGAAGCGGCAACCAGCCCTTCACCTGTGTGTCACCACACAGCAATACATCGGCTTGTGGCAACTGCAATTTCATCTTCACTGGCATTGTTCCTTCAAGCGTTTGCACGTTCAACGATGGAGCGAAACGTGCGAACTCACGTGCGAATTGCAATCGCATTGATGGTGGACACACAACCAGAATTGGACTCATGCCTGCATCAACTGCTGACAAGCAAATTGAAATTGCAGTTGCGGTCTTACCAGTTCCCATGTCAAGTGCCAACAATGCAGTGTTGCGATTGTCTTTGCGATTGATCACAAACTCAACTGCTTTCACTTGGTGATCCATCAATGGAATTGCAGTTGGGATATATCGATACTGAACAGGCTCAACTTCGTTGAACAGATTCAGAATTGCTGAGTTGGATTGGGCTTGTGTGATCATGATTGTCTCCTTTGTTGGGTTCTGGCATCTTAGCCACGTCAATGCCCAATTCCACTGATGGTTCAATGCAAAAAAAACGTGGGGCTGGAGTCCTGCAATGTGGGGGACATTACAGACTTTTCCAGCCCCACGTTCAGTGAGGTGAACCAGATGCGGCTACGCCGTGATCAGTTCAAGTTTCTGCATCACCAACTTGTCGTAGTCCGACTGCTGATTGGTGAGCAACTTGGTGTAGTTGCGGTTGTAGCGGTTCTTATCAGAGCCACTGAAGTGCTGGTGGAATGTGGTGGTGGCCTGAACAACACCAAGTGCTGTGTTCTTCCAAGGCGTTACTCGTGGGTCTGTTCGCCACAAACCATTGAGCAAGTCACGCTTTGGATTCTGCTTGCCAGCCGAACGTGTGTCCTGTGCATCAATCGTCTGGGTGATTGTCTTGCCACTTGGATCAACAAACGTCACTTCCTGCATTGAGATTGGGAACAAGTCCTTCACCAGCGCATCAAACTGATCGTCAGTCACCTTCCATGCGGTCAAGCGATCCAGTTCACGCATCATTTCATCGCCCATTGTGTAAACGATTTCAAGTGCTTGGCGGATTGATTCCAAGCCCTGCACCTGATCGCCCTTGTGACGAATCCTCACGGTGTTGCTGTTCTCTGCCATTGCAATCGTGAGCGTGTTATCGCACACAACAGCCTGTGCAACTCGCTTGAAGTTCATTGACGTGTATCCGTCATGTGACGTTGTTCCGATCAATGTTGGGCGAATTGCGAACCCGTCTTGTGTGGTCAAGTTCTCTGGCACTGAGATTTGCACCCAAGCCTTTGCACCCTTCTGGAGCAGTCCTGCTGAGTCAATTCCCAAGTCTTTGGAATCAAGAATGTTTGACAGGTTGTCCAACAGTGCGGCATCAAACTGGTGAATCTTGTATCGATCAGACACAACACCGAACACATCGCCAGTGACGCTGTGTGTAACTGCTTGTTTGCCTTCAATGATCTTGAATGAACCATCTGCGTTTTGTGCGTACACAGGCTTGCTCACTGCTTCAAAGTTGAAGAGTCTGCGCTTGACATCCTCTACAGGAACGAATCCGTCATAGTGGTTTGACTCATCGCCTTGCTCTTCTGCTCGCCAGTGCCAAGCCTTGCCACGCTTGAGGGCATTCCCAATAAGGGTCATGCGGTTCAACCAACCGCTTGTTTCTGCTGACATGATATTGCTTCTTTCTCCGCACGTTGGCGGTGTTTGGGTTTAGGACATAGATTCAATCAGACGTGGGACTATAAAGCAACCTGCTCCCACGTTATTTTTTCAGCCTTATTTCGTAAGGGCGTGAGGGTGGCCGCATAAATGAAAAAGCACCAGCATTTCTGCTGGTGCTCTCCATTCCCTGATTGGGGCGGATCGTCTGATCATTGCGGAGGCTTTGATCAAACTCCCAATCAGAAACCCTTATCGATTTTGGTACGTGGGCAAAGCATCTTCCAACGTGCGCTCGTACTCACCATTCCCTGCCGAGAATCCTTCTGGGCGAGCAATGACTGTCCACACAACGAATGGTGTGTAGTTGTTGTCTGGAAGAAAGCACAACGCTTTCCATGATGCGTACGTTTCACCAACAACACGTTCTCCTCGCCTTTCGCATTCAATGACAACTCCACCAGTTGTACCGATGATGTCACCACGCTTCAGCACGTTGTACGTGTTGTCACGTGGTGGTGGTGTGTCCATGATTTGATCAACAAGCACTTTGAATGCTTGAAATTGACTGTCCATTTTTGCTCCTTCGTTAGGTTTGGGGTAGTCAGGATATCTGCTGGTTGGGGACATTGCAACTATTCCCACAGAAGATAAATAATCAATGCTGTGTAGAAGATGCACCAGCCCACTGTGGAGTAATTGATCATCTCCATCCCTTGTCACGGTAGTAAAGCGGCGTGTTTGCATCCCACAGTTCCTTCAGCGTTTTCTGTGAGTTCTGATATCTGATTGATTGTTGTCGGACTGTGTTGAAGACCATGTGTGCAAACGCTGGTGATTCAAGCAAAGACATTACGATGTTTCTGAAGTTCTCAGGCTCAAGCATTTCAACTTGTGCTTCAAGCGCATCAATTCTGTTGCAAATGTTGTTCAACCATTCAGGTGCATCTTCAACTTCTTCATCTTGTGATGATGAATCCTGATATCGAAATGCGTTGCCAATTTCTAAACGCTGAGAATACGTTTTGTCTGAGTCCAGTGTAAAAAACAAAATGTCATCGTTATCAACGTACCCACGAATATTTCCGCATTTCGGAATGCGAATCAATGTGGTGTCATCGTCAGAATCGTCATCCAGCACATATGCACCTTCCAACATTTCTGCTGGTAGCCATTGTGTCTCTTCACCAACAATGACTCTTATGCGACTTTTGACGTACAAGCGTTGGTGTGGGCGGTAACTGTCTGCGACATTCCAATCTTTTTCGCTCATGTCACTCACCATCCTCATCGCACTCGCACTCTTCCATTGTCTCGCCGCATTCCATGCATTCTTCTTCATCCATGTCTGGGAAATCTGAGAAATAGATTGTCACTGAAGCAACACGCCCGTCTTCAATCGTTGCGTAAACAGGGTACGTTCCATCTCCCCATCCCGATGAAGTTGCAACTCCTAATCCAACTTGCCCACCTTGTGCTGGCTTGTTGATTGTGACATCGCACGTTGATGAATAACTGAACTTTGTTCCGTGACGGTTACCTACCCACTCTTGCCAGTTGTAATCATCGCTATCGAAATCTTTGATGTAGCAAGGATCAACGAGCATTATCTGGCCTGAATCAACAGGACACTCTCCGATCTTGACTGTTCCGTTTTGGATTCTCTCTTGTGTTTTCACTGCTTACTCTCCTTGTTTCTTGTTTGGGTATTTGAACTCATCTGATGGACTTGGAACACTATCAACAAACTCTGGCAACCACCACTCGTGGTATGAACGATGTTTGTTTGGGTTACGTAATGGGAACATTGCAAAGTTTCCATGTGACTCAACGCTATTGACGATGAAATCAAATGCTTCTCCACCGTCAGCAAATGATCCGTAGAACTTTCCTAACACATTGTCTGGAAGACTCAACATCACAATGCATTCCATTGGGCAATCTTCAAGTGCTTTTTTGCGGCTTGTTTCTCGGTTGCTCATGTTGAACTGTGGCTCACCAAAGAGAATGAAATCTTCACCGTTTGTTTCATCAAACAATGTTGGAAATGCTTCTCGTGATGCGTAGAAAAAGATCATGTCATCTGGTATCCCAGTGAATGAACAACGATCATTTTGTTCATCGTATTCACCGAATGAAACGTAGACAGTTTTGTATTCCGATATCCCTAATTCAAGATCATCGAAATATGCACACTCAGCCCATGCTCCTGATGCACCTTCTGGAACGATTATGTCGCTCATGTTTAGTTTCCTTCCCTTTGTGACCAAATGATTTCAATTTCTTCTCTCATTGCCCGTGTGAATGTATCCCACATATGATCACTATTCAAGCACCCTGCAAACCATTGCAGTTTTTCTTCACCTGATTTACCTTGAACAAGTGCTGTGAAATATTCTGCTTTTGCGGCATCCTCAGATTCTTCACCTTCTGGATCATCAACAGCCATTGGAAAATAGAACTCAATGTTCTCTTCAAGTTCTTGACGAATTGCATTTGGACTAAATGCAATGCAGTTTGAGTAATTCAAATCACCGTAACCGCACCCATCAAGCATTGGTCGCAATTCTTTTCCAACTTGATCTGCAATTTCTATTGCATCACCATCGCCACCTTCAAACAGTGTTTTCACTTCTTCTGCTGTTAGTTCGTTGGTATCAACAATGACACAATGCTCCACGTACAGGATTGTTCCTGATTGTTGGCAAATGATTATTTTGGACATTTTCTCTCCTTTGTTGTTGGGACTCTCATTGAACCAGTTCGGAACACACATTGCAACCTTTTTCCATAGAAATGCGAAAGTCCCCAGATGCCCCTCACAGGAAAGGCATTATCTGGGGACTCAATCCGCACCGAAACCCAAATCAGTGCGGCATTACCTCTGCTATTACTCAGAGGCTCGCTGACCACCCACTCAGCGAAAGGAGGAAAGAGAGTAGGTGATCAATCTTTTACCAAAGTGCTTTGACGTACTTGTGTGTTTCTTCTGCCACAGCATCTTTGTGAAATGGATCGTGCATTGATGAGCGAAGTGTTTCGGCAACATCAGATCGCACATTGGACAAAACATTGAAATAGGCTTGACCGTATCTCCACGATGGTTTGAATTGGTGGTAATACTTATCAACACGTTCTAAAAACTCATCGTATGAAATCTTTTCTTTCATTGCATCACCATTTGCATTGCGTACTGAACTGCTTCAAATATGTCATGGCAAGCGTACAACTTAGTTTTTGATTGAACTTCAATGACATCAAACCAAGGATTATCGAGATATTCGTATTTCTTTTTCTCGTTTACCGCTTCGTCTAACTCTTCATCGTTGTTGATTCCCCATCTTTCTAAATCTTCCTCGTTCAGAATCAATGCTGATGTTGTGTATCCCGATTTCTTGTTTCGTGGGATGTCAATTCTCAAACTTCCCGACACCACAACTACTAACGGATTGATGTAGTCGTTGATCAACACCAATGTTTTGTTTGGTCTTCCGACATACCATTCCGCACCTGCTCGGTGAACATTTGGACTGATGTTCCACACAACATCGGGGACATTACAAAGATTTGTCCCATTGACAATGATGTTTCCAGTTTTCATTCTTTACCTGCTTTTTCCAATTCTGCTTCTAATTCTTTGATTCTTTCGTTCAACTCATCAACAACTAATTGCCATTTTTCGTCTGCAATTCTTGTTGCACGATTTGCCGCACCTATTTGTGCTTGCTTTGCTTGTTTATCGGTTGGCATTACTCTTCTACCTTTTTTATTTCAAGACAAAGCAACGCAACACTGGCATCAGTGTTCATTTCTTCAAACATTCTTCCTTCGTGTTCAACATTGTGATAGGGGTACGCAGTTGCTCTCATGTACGGTTCTCCATACACCGAAATGTTGATGTCCCATTCCCCACCGCCAAGTTCTTCAGGAATTGTCACACCTTGCCACTCATCAAAGTCATCGTGAAATACCTTCTCTTTACGAATTGCTTTTTCTGCAAAGTAAAGTGCTTCTTCTGTTAGGTACTTCACTAACTCTTCGCTTTTTGTCATGAACATACTTCCTCCAAGTATTCCAAATCAATGTTGAATAAATAAACCACATGACCTTCAGGTGCGTAAAACTTTGCATACTCACCTGAGAAATCATCTTCAAATGCGCTGTCCACGTTACCAATGTATTTGAGTTTTGCAACGTCTTCAACGTCATAAAACTGGTTGGTGTTTACGGCTGGGATCATCAGTGCGGCCTCAACCAAATCTCTGCGAATTGTTGGTGTCATTAGAAGTGGAAGTCCCAAATGACTGCGTACTGATTCTCAGGCGCATTTGCAACACGGTCACGGAAGTACTTCAAATTAGACGTGTAAGTTTCAGTATCAAACACTTGTGAATGTGAGTCATATCCTGAGTTCTCAGACATTCTAAGAACTTTCATTGCTCTGTAAGAAGCCAAGTAATCGTCACCTTCAAGTTGCTTTTCTTTTCCAATGTTTGAGATGCTAACAAGTTCAGAAATTGTTAGATCACCGACTTGTTCAAGAAGACGATCAATTTCGTTCTGCATTGACGCTTGCCACATTGCAATCTTTTTATCGAAAAGTTCAGGATTGGTTTTGTAGCAGAGAATGTTTGAACCATCAAACTCTCCATCCCATCTTCCACCAATCTCACTCCAGTCAGACCATCGGTCTTGGGCGCAGGAATCAACAAACTTGTACGCTTTTGATTCTGCTTCTTTTCCGCTAGTTGCTTCAACTAGCAAGATGTGTCCGATATGCATTTCTTTCTCCTTATTGGGTTTGTGTTTTTTACAGGGTTTCTTCTTCGTCAAAATCTTCGTAGATGTCTACTTGGATTTCAACAAAATCTTCTTCAAGTGGGTTCTCGGTAATAAAGTAGCCGATGCGATTGACCCAATGCAAGCCACTCATGAGCCACGTTCCTTCGTCACCATCCACCCATGTCCAAACATTTGCTTCTGGTGCGGCTTGAACAAAAGTGAATTGCTCATCGTACGTTTCAAACATTGTCCCATTCCAACCATTATCCCCGAATGGGTTTTGAATTGGCTTGTATTTCTCTTCCCAAGCGGTGAGTGCCGCTTCCATCTGCTCTGTTACTTCAGCCATTACGCTTCTCCTTTGCTTTGAAATAAAAAGTTGTTTGAATTACTCCGTATGCAATACCAATCCACATCCAAATTGTTTCTGTTGGAAGTGTAATTGTTACGTCTGCAAATATCGACATTATTCACTCTCCTCTTCTGATGAGTTCCAAGCATCTAAAAATGCTTTTGTCAAATCATCTAAAGTACCGTCATCTACAATCTGGTTACCTTTGATGTCACAAACTGTTTTGTCTTTTGTGTTGATGTATACCGTTGCCATTACAAAGTTTTCCCTTCTTCAATCGCTTCTACTCTTAGCAACTCGCTAGTTTCCAGAATGAACTCACCTTTATCTGATGCGTGTTCTTCTGCTGTTGTTGGACTGTCTGCTTCAATTTCATACACAGTGGTTTGAATTGATGTGTAATACACACGATACCTCTGGAGTTTCATTGTCATCCTTCCATTGCGACAAGTATTTGCATAACTTCCCAGCCAAGTTCTATTGAACGGTCTGCCAAAGAACCACCAATTCTGTCAAGCAAGTCAAGACACTCATCTTTAGATAGTTCGGGGCGGAGTGACTGAACGTCTTCCCATGTCCACCTAATTATCACCATGTCATCTTCTTCGTTCTTCTTTAGTTTCTTAGCCATTGATGTTCTCCTTTGTTCGTTGGTGTATGGAACACTACAGACATCGAAATGGAATAGCAACCTTCATTCCAAACTTTTTACCCAGCCTTACCCCGTGTGGCTTTTCCTAGATACCCCTCTTTGCGAGACAGCATTACACGTTTAGCCGCAGTTGATTTAGAGATATTGAATGCTTTTGCAACGGCCTCAATCGGAGAAACTTTGTAATTGACTGCATCCTTGTAAATAGTTGCAACCTCTTCCAACAGATCATCGGGCAAAGTAGAACCACGTTGTGCTCCTGTGAGTGTTGCGTTGAACTTTGGTTTCGGAAATGCTCGCACTGTTGCTTCTTTTGCCAATTTGATTAGAGGTATGCGCCGAGTCAATTCAACAGTAATTTGTGAATCATCAGTAGACGAAACGCCGTATCCAACAAAACGATTTTCACCTTCAACTGTGTTGAACTCTATTGACACAAAATACTTTTTGTCGGTAACTGGATCTTTCCATGAGAGAACTACTGCTGACATTGTGCTTTTCTCTCTTTCACCATTTTTGATCTAATTGCGGCACGACCCCGTGTTGTAGTGCCACCCCAAATACCTATTTCAAAATTATCAATGGCAAAATTGAGACAACTTTGCTTGACGGGACAGGCATTACAATATTTTTCAATCACTGTTTTGTAATCGGTTTTTCCTGCTAATTTTTCAGGGAAGAATTGTTCTGCTGGTGCGTTTTTGCAAGTACCACGTTTCATCCATGTCATTGGCTCACGTAAAATAACTGGCTTGCGAATCTCTTCTTGTTGATTGATGTAAGCAGTTACTTCTATCATGCTTCCTCCATTTCCCAGAAGCCAAAGCAAGCACCATCGGAATCTAATGTTCCAAAGGTGCATCCTTCTGGTGCGATTGCATCCATCACATTGAAGAGATGGTCTACGAGAAACATTTCTTGTTCCTCGTCACGAACTGCTTTGGGGTCAATCATTGCGAACAGGACATCAGTCCAATCGTCAAGGATTGCTTCTTTGATTTTTGGGTCGTGTTCCCCGATGACTGTAAGGAAGGCTTTTGCCAAATCCTCGGTACGGAGTGTTCCTTCAGAAACGATGGAGTTTACCCACACATCTCCCAAAGGCTTGATATTTTCGTATGCCATTGTTGCTCCTTTGTTAGGAGCATCACATTACAGGTTCAGAATGGAAGTGGCAACTCTATTCTGAGTCTTTTTTTCCGTGTTTGACCATTGGTATGTATTTTTCAGGCAAAGTACTCCCACCACATTGATGCATGGGTGGGTAGTTGGTTCGCACATACAAAACAACTTTGTGGTTACACCAAGGGCATAAATATGTCGTACCTTTTGACATTACAAACTCCAGTGCCTCAATCCGCCATTATCAAGTAAATACTTGCTTACTTTTAGGTTGCAGTCAAGTGTTCTGAGAAGTTTTATTTCTCCACCACAAATGTTCCTTGTTACGGTCTGCCATGAAGAATTGACTTGTAGAAGGCCGCTATCAAATGAACCGTTTTTATTTAGTGTCCAAACGATCTTTCCATTGGCGTTCCATCGGGCATTTACCGCATCTGGGTTGCAACGGCTTTCACGATATGCGATATACGAGAACACCTGTACGGGGACTAAACCGTAGTCACGAAATGCCTGCTCAAACTGAGGGCATCTCTTTGACTTATCTGCTGGGATTCTTGGGTCAAT